CGCCTCGGCCACCGGCGACAGCGGCCACGCCTCGGCCACCGGCGACAGCGGCCACGCCTCGGCCACCGGCGACAGCGCGTGCGCCGTCTCCTGTGGCGGCGGCTTCGCCCGCGCCTCGGCTACCGGCGCCATCTTCCTGACCGCTTGGGCTTGGCGGGAAGACAAGTACGTCATGCTCGACGCCGTAGGCGGGATGGTCGGTAAGAAGCTGCGCGGCGTCCTGATCAAGGCCGACACCGACTATCGGCTGACGACGGACGGCAAGGTCGAGGTGGCAAAATGACCCCCTTCGACATGGCCCTCGCTGCCTCTGGCCAGACGCTCTACCGCGTCGTCACGGCCCGGGGAGCCCCGCTCGCCGCCGTTCCCGCAACCTCTGACCAGCGCCGCGCCATGGCCAGCGCAAAGGCCGCCGCCCCTCACTATCCCGGCTGCTACGTCGAAGAGATCGAGGTCCAGGTCCGCCGGCGCCGGGTCTATCGGCCGCGCCCAGCGAGCCCGGTGACGGACGCCTTCGCCATCCCCGCCTTCGCCGCCTGATGGGCCTCGGCCTGTCGTTCCTCGCCATCGCGATCGGCTGCTGCGTGATCGCCTACCTCCCCCTGAGACGGAAACCATGACCCGCCTGACCGACATATCCGTCCAACTCCACCAGGAGACCCCGCGCGCCATCCTCGTCAGCGACGACGGCGATCTGGAGAAGGCCGTCTGGCTTCCCAAGAGCCAGGTCGAGTTCGCGGAGAAGGCGGGGACCGACGTCATCGAGGTCACGCTGCCGGAGTGGCTGGCGACCGAGCGGGGGCTGGTCTGATGCGGGACTTCTTTGAGCGGTACGCCGACCGGATCGTTGTCGCCGCCCCTGACGAATGCTGGCTCTGGACCGGCGCCCAAGCTTCTGGCGGCTATGGCCACACGCATCGTGACGGCGAGCACGTCTATGCCCACCGCTCTGCCTTTGAATGCGCGAACGGCGAGGGCTCTGCGTCAGGCCGAGTAGTTCGGCACCGTTGCGATAATCCGCCATGCTGCAATCCGTCTCATCTGCTGGGCGGGACGCAAGCCGACAATGCGAATGACTGCGTCGAGCGGGGGCGGAACAATCCAGCCAAGGGTGAGGCGATATGGACGGCGGCGCTTACCGAAGCTGACGTTCTGCACATGCGCGACATGGCGCGTGCGGGACTGACCATTGCAACGATCCAGGCGCTCTATCCCGTCAATGCCGTTTCCGTGTCGCTGGCCCTTCGCGGCGTTACATGGGGACATCTGCCAAACCCGGTTCCTGAGCCGCCGACCGCCAACAAGAAGCTCTCGGAGGCCGAGGTTCGCGAAATCAAGCGTCGTCTCGGACTGGGCGCGAGCGGAACCGTCCTCGCGGACGCCTACGGCGTCAAGCGGGCCGCGATCTCAGCAATCAAAACCGGAAGGAACTGGGCTCATGTTGCCTAATGAACGCCCGTATGAAGGTGGCTCGATCACAGAGCCCGGCGTCTACCGAGACATGCCGATGTCTGCCTATCACGGAGACTGCTGCGCCGGGCCGTCAGTGTCGTCGTCGGGCCTCCGCACGATCTGGGCGCAGTCGCCAGCGCACTACCACTACGACAGCCCCTACAACCCGAACCGGCCCGAGCCGAAAGACCGTCCGCACTTCTCGCTGGGCCGGGCCGCGCACCATCTGCTGTACCTGGGCGAAAAGGGTTTCTCCGACGAGTTCGTGGTCAGGCCCTCCGAATGGTCGGACTGGCGGACCAAGGACGCGAAGGCATGGCGCGACGCGGCCATCGCGGACGGCAAGACCGTCCTGACCGATGCGGAAATCGAGGCCATCAAGGGCATGGCCGCCAGCCTCGGGAAGCACCCGCTCGTTCGCCCCGGCCCCGGCCAGTCCGGCATCCTCGACGGCGCTGTTGAACGGTCGCTGATCTGGCAGGACGAGAAGACCGGTGTCTGGCTCAAGAGCCGCCCCGACAACATCCCGTCGGGGTCCGGCCTCTTCGCGGACCTGAAGACCGCCGAGAGCGTCTCAGACGAGAGCCTGGAGCGGTCGCTGGCGGGGTTCGGCTACCACATGCAGGCCGCGCTCGTGGCAATGGCCTCCGAGGCCGTGCTGGGCCTGCCCGCCGACGCCTTCACCTTCGCCTTCGTCTGGGTCGAGAAAGCGCCACCACACTGCGTCCGCGTCACCGTCCTGACCGGCGAGGATCTGGAGCGCGGCCGGATGCAGTTGCGCCGGTCGATCGACCAGTTCGCCGCCTGTGTCGCCTCCGGTGAATGGCCCGGGCCGGGCGGGTCGAGGCGCGACGCCGAATACCTCCAACTCCCCGCATGGGCCGCCAAGCGCATCGACCAGCAACTCGAGGTCGCCGCCGCCGAGGCCAACGACAATTCCAGCCAACCGAAAGCCGCCTGACCATGACCGAACAATCCGCCGTCGTGACCCTGGAGCGCCAACCGCGTTCCGTGCTGGTCGATATGTCCGGTCGCTACGGCATGGAGCCCGCGGCCTTCGAGGCCACGCTCCGCGCCACCGTCTGCAAGGGCAACGTCTCGCGCGAGGAGTTCGCCGCCTTCCTGCTGGTCGCCAAGGAATACGGCCTGAACCCGATGACGAAGGAGCTTTACGCCTTCCCGGCGAAAGGCGGCGGCATTCAGCCCATCGTGTCGATCGACGGCTGGGCGCGGATCATCAACGACCACCCGATGTTCGACGGGATGGAGTTCGAGGACGTGCGGGAGGGGGAGGACCTGATCGCCATCACCTGCCGGATGCACCGCAAGGACCGGAGCCGGTCGATCGAGGCGACGGAGTACATGACCGAGTGCCGCCGGGCGACGGACGTGTGGAAGACCTGGCCCCGCCGGATGCTGCGCCACAAGGCCATGATCCAGTGCGCCCGCTACGCCTTCGGGTTCTCCGGCATCGTTGAGCAGGACGAATACGAGCGCCAGATGTCCGTGCAGGATGTGACGCACCGTGAAGCCCCGAACCTCGCCCAGCGCCTCGCCGCCCCGACCGGCCCGGCCACCGAGGGCTTCACCGTCCACAACACCCTCGACCCGGACGACGACATTCCCGATTTCGACGCCGCTCCCCCGGCGTCGGACGAGGCCCCGACCACTGCTGCCGATGACGCGGCGACGGTCGGGGCCGATGGCTTCCCCGGTGACGCTCCGGGTGAGGTCGAGACTGTCGAGCCCGGCCCGGCTGAAGACCCCGTGATCGTCTGGCAGCGCCGTCTGATCGAGGACATGGACGGCCTCTCGCTTGAGCAGCTGGACCACCTTCTCGGCAATCCGTCGGATCAGGAGATGTTCGCCGAACTGGAGGCCAGTCAGCCCCAGCTGGCCATGGACCTGAACAAGGCGATCACGCGGCGCCGGAAGGAGCTGGGCTGATGGATGAAGCCCAGGTCGAGAAGCGCGCCGTTTCTCTGGCCATGCGCCGTCGCGTGATTGCGGAGCAGGGCGGCATCTGTGCGCGAGGTTGGTGCGAAGCGCCGGCGGCTGATGTCGATCATATCCTTCCGCTTTGGCTCAAAGGCAAGAACGCGCGGGCGAACCTCGAAGGCCTATGCGGCCCCTGCCACGCGGCCAAGACGAAGGCCGAGGCCAAGGTCAGGGCCAAGTGCAAGCGCCTGGCTGGAGAGACGTGCACAGCGCGCGGCAAGCCCATCCCCCAGCGCCCTGAACCGTGGGGCCCCAAGGGCGTCCGCAAGCTGCAGTCCGGGGGCTTCCGCCGGGCCGCCAATGACGATCGGAGAGACAAATGACCGAACCAACTGATCTTGATAGGGCGGTGGAGAGGCTGGAGGCTAGACGTGATGCGTGGTCGCTCAACGAAGACACCGCCCGCGTGAACATCCGCCTTGGCGACCTCCGCACAATCCTTGCTGCCCTCGCCTCCCCCCAGCAATCCCCCATCAGTGGGGAGGGGTGGCAGGACATCAGTACGGCTCCCGATCTGGACCGCGTCATGGTGTGCGGCTGGAATCCTCCGCACAAGCGCGTTGCAGGCTACTGGTGGTGGCACGAGGACAGCGTCTATGAAGGGCGCGCCATAGACCACCCGACCGCGCTCTACTGGTGCCGCGTCAACCTTCCGGCCTTTCCGCCCCCTCCCGTTCCCTCTGTCTTAGTGGGGGAAGGATGATGGAAGGCTTTGGGTCCATTCCGGCTGCTGACGCAGCCTCCATACCCGGCGAGGGTCACGACGCGGCGGTTCTCCTGCACGAACATTGGGACGCGTTCTGCGACGCCGACCGAGCTGACATTCCCGAGGACTTCGAGGAGAGCATGGAGGCCGCCGGTCTGATCGAGTTCGCCAGTGTCACGGAGAACGACCTTGACGACGCGTTCGCTGAGGAGCGTGGGATCGCTCCCGGCGGGGCGATCTGGCGGCTGACAAAGGCCGGAAGAGCGGCCCTCCGCGCCACCACCAACAACCCGTCTTCGGCTAGTGAAGGGGTGGGGACGTGAGCGAGGCGCTTATCATCCGCTTTGGCCGCGAGGGGCAGGGCTGGACGCCCCATGAGAGCGGCCCAAACCCTGCGCCGGGCGATACCGTCGATGTTTTGTTCCGAGACGGCGGCACTAACTCTGGAATGTCTGACCGGTTCCTCGGCTGGGTCCATGAGCCGCTGAACGGCAGCGCCGCCCTCCGGCATGACGATATCATCGCCTACATCGTCACCTCGCCCAAACGCGGCTCCTTCAAACGGCCTTACAACAAATCTGCCCGCTGGCACGCCGCCAAGGAGCGCCGTCGCAGCGCGCCGCGCCTCCCGAAAGCCGATGCGCCAGCCGCACCTGACGCCACCAGCACGGACCCCCAGCCCGGTACGAAGGACCGCAACGCGGGCCGTAGTGAGGTGAGGGGATGAGCGAAGCGTGGGCCAAGTTCAAAAACGACCTCAACGCCATGTCGGACAACGACATCATTGAAGAGAACCGCCGCATGGAAGACCAGCAGGCCGAGGCCGAGGAATGGCTTGAGGCCGTCTCGGCATGGGAGGGCGCCGGGCGCCCGCGCACATCGGAGCACCCCCAATGACCCAACCAGAAGCGGTGGCCCCCGACCAATGGGGGGAGGAAGGCTTCACGGTAGACGATCTGGCGCAGGAAATCCGGCGCGTGGACGGCAACCACGACAAAGGGGCTGGATCGCTTGCTGAAGCCCTGATGCCGTTTATCACCGCCGCCAGACAAGGGCGCGGTGGGTACGAAGCGAAGCGGAGTGAACCCCAAAACCACCCCCACCCCGGAAGGGGAGAGGGGGGGGCACTGCCCTGTCCGTTCTGTGCATCGGAAGCCACAGCGACAGACGCCAGAGACGGTAGCTTCTTTGTGGCTTGTGACGGTGTTCATGGCGTCCTGCTGCGAGGCTACGCGACCAAAGAGCGGGCAATCGCAGCATGGAACCGTCGCGCCCCTACCACCTATGGGAAGGGGGAGAGGGGGGCGGTGGCGAGGATTATTGACCCAGAGGCTTTTGCCAGCACGGCAGATGAGCCGCGTATCGTTCAGGTTCGCGCCGGAACTCGCATCCGAGAGGCCGAGGCCAAAGCAGACGCCATCCTCCAAGCTCTCCAGCCTATAGGCGGGAGGAGGGGATGACCGCGGCGAACGACAACCGGCTCCAGGATCGCCCCGACCCTGCGGATTGGGACGACGATGATCCGATGACGCTGGTCGAAGCGGTTGCGGTCTTCGGCCGGCGCTATCCGGTGCGCGTCTCGACCCTCCGCTCTGAGATCCATCGCGGGCGCTTGACAGCCTCGCTTGTCGGCGGCGCCTACTGGATCACCCCCGCCAGCCTGAAAGCCCTCTTCCAATGTCACGTCAATCCAAGGGGCCTCGGCTCTACCTTCGGCGAGGCCGGACAGACACCCGCACCGGCAAGGCGCTCCCCGACCGCTGGTTCATCCGTGACGGAAAGGACGAGCGCAGCACAGGCTGCGGCCCTGAGCGCGTGGGGGATGCCGAAAGAGCCCTCGCCGCGTACATCGCAGAGAAATGGTCCAAGCCGTCCGGCGAGAGCGACCCGAGCCGCGTCCTAGTCGCTGACGTTCTGGCGCTCTACAGCCGCGACCGCGGGCCGACGCTCAAGGCCGACCCGGCCACGATGAAGGGGTTTGTGGCGCACCTTTTGGCCTGGTGGGGCGAAAGCGCCCTCGCCGACGTCCGCCGGTCTAGCTGCGCCGCCTATGTGAAGCACCGGACAGGGCAGAGCATTCGACACGGCGACACGGGCCGCAAGGTGTCGGCGCAGACCGCCCGCCGAGAACTCGAGCTGCTGTCCGCGGCCATCGGCTACTACGACAAGGAATATCACCTGACCCGGCGCCCGGCCGTGGTGCTGCCCGAGAAGGCGGAGTCGCCGCGCGAGGCCCTGACCCGAAAGGAGGCCGCCCGGCTGGTCTGGGCGTCCATGGGCTGGTCACGCGAAGGCCAGCGGTGGATCCGGCCCGCGACCTGCGCCCGGGCGAACCGGATGCACCTGCGGCGGTTTATCCTGATTGGCCTCTACACGGGCTCGCGCGCGGATGTGATCAAGCGCCTTCGCTGGACAGAGAGCCTGACCGATCCTTGGGTCGACCTCGGAGCGGGGATCATCTATCGGCGCGGGCGAGGGGAGGCGGACAGCCGCACGAAGCGCCGGCCTCTGGTCAAGATCCCGGGGCGGCTGCTCGCCCATATGCGGCGCTGGCATGCGATCGACACGAAGGCCGAGCGGGCGACCGTCCTGCACTTCGGCGGAGAAGAGATCGGCTCGGTGCGTACAGGGTTCGCCGGGTGCGTCTCAGGCGCAGGCCTGTCGGCGGCTGTCACGCCGCACTGGCTCCGGCACACCGCCGCGACGTGGCTGATGGAGGCCGGTGTCGATACCTGGGAGGCGTCTGGCTATCTCGGGATGACCGCCGCGACCCTCGAAAAGCACTACGGCCACCACAGGCCGGACCACCAGTCCGCGGCCCGGAAAGCCCTTGGATAATGGCCATTCCGGGAAGCATTCAGGGTAGCGACGACTCCGTCTCCGGGCTAAAGTCCAGTGGTGGCTTGGTGGGCGGCACAGGGTTCGAACCCCCGACCCCCTCGGTGTAAACGAGGGGCGCTGATATCCAAACGCAGGCAGGGCGGGCCTTGACCGTCTTTGACTTTCCGGTTTCGTTCACGGTGTTTCGTGGGGTTTCCGGGAAGTTTCTGGGAAGTGATGATGTCCGGCTCATTTCGAATCGCGCCCGTGGTCCCTGGCGTGTATCTCCTCTTCAAGGATCGAGAGCTGACCTACGTCGGCAAAAGCACCGACTGCTACGGCCGTATCGAGGGTCACCGATCCAAGGGGCGAGATTTCGATTACGCCGTTGTCGCCGGCTGCGGAGAGCATGACACCGGCTGGATTGAGCAGGCGCTTATCCGGGCATTTGCTCCGAGGCAGAACCGGCAGCGCCACGTTCGCCCCGCGGAACCGCAAACCGTTGTGGTCCAAGCGGCGCCCCCCGAGAGGGGCATCCCGTCCGACCCTGACAAGCTGCTCACGCTTATCAAGGCCAGTGCCCTTGCAAAGGAATACGGCCTCGTCAGCCGTTTCAACCGGGCTGTAGAAAGCGGCGCGCTGCCGTTCGTGTATTTGACGGAGGTTCGCGGCAAGGGGGCGGCCAAGCGGATTTTCGCCGGAGAGCTTCGGCGCTGGGTCGACAGCGAGGTAGCGGCGATCAAGGCGGCCTGACAGATGCTCACCCCGTCCCAGATCCCCGCAGGCCAGTACGCCCTCGCCGTCTGCCAGGTCTGCGGCGAGCATCGCTATGTGACCCGCGGCCTGATGATAGAGAAGGCCGGGGACGTTCCCCTCGACCGGATCGAGCCCCGGCTGCGGTGCATCGCCCGGCCGCAGTCGAACAAGCGCGGCCCGGCGTGCGGAGGGCGGATGACCCTGACGATCGACGCGCCGATCCGCCCATGCCTGCCGGCCAGCGATCCCGACGCCTAGCGCCTGAAACGACGAAAGGCCCGCCAGCCCCACGAAGGGACCGGCGGGCCTTAAACGCCTCATGGGGCGCGGGATAGACGGGGAAGGGCGGGACTAGCCCGGCAAGAGTCGTCGATACCAAGGGCGGGTGATGTGTCGGACGGACGCCGCGTCGCGTGCCTCGCAGGCCGTCACGATCTTGTGGGCGTTGGCCTTGTCCCGGTTCGCCATGTCGAGGGCGGCGGTCTGGCCATCGCCGAACGCGACCAGATCGCCTTGGGTCGGGCTGGCGCCGTAGGGCTCGGCCCCCGGCGTCGGGGCGATCATGTCAGCGGGGACGAGGGTGCTGCAGGCATTCGGGACGACCAGCATAGGCGGCGTACCGGCACAGCCCGCGGCGCCCAGCAGCAGCAAGGGCAGGATCGACAGGGGCGTCAGCGCCCGGCGCGTTGCGGATTGCATTCTCGTTCTCCCGGTTGATGTTGGAGGTGGCCGCGTCGGCCTTGGCGTCAGCAGCGGTGATCCCGACCGCGTCACGGCCGGCGGCTGTCTGGCCCTCGGCGATGACCCGGCCGGCGTTAGCCTGGCCCGTCCGCTTCCTCTCGCTGCAGTAGGACAGCGTCAGGACGGCGATGATCAGCAGGGCGACGGCCCCGGCGAGCATGGCCCAGCGGGTCGGGTCGAGGGCGCGGGCGAGTTCGGACAGTTTCATGCTTGGCTCCAATTCGCGAAGGCCCGGGCGATTTTGACGTGGTACTCGTTGGCCTCGTAGGCGCTGCCGTTGTACCCGGCGGCGAACGGGCGAGCGCTGTCGTGGTAGGTGGTGATCTGGCGCAGCTCGCCGGTCAGGCCGCTGTTCTTCACGAACGCGACGAAGGCCATCAGGTGAGCGCGGGCGCCGGTCTTCATGGCGTCAACAAACGCCTCGACCGTGTCGAACCCTGCCAGTTTGTGGTTGAACCCCATGATCTGCGGAGCGCCCCACGACGCCGACCGGAGGGCCGCGGTTCGTTCCAGTGCCATAGCCTGATCGAGGCGGGCGTATTCACCTTGGCCGCCGACGTAGAGGGCGCGATTCCAGCGGGCCGATGACAGGTTGGGATGCGCGGCGCGATAGCGGCCCCTCGTCTCCCGGTCGAAGATGTGGGCCTCAAAAAGGATCTTCGGCAGATGCGGGCCGTCGAGGAAGCCGCCGGGTCCATCACGAGCCAGGATGTCGGCCCGAACGTCGGTGAACCAGCCGGCGCCCGAGGCCTCGACCTCGAACACCGCTCTGATCTGGGCGACGGAGCAGCCGAGGGCGGCAGCGGCGTCAGCGAAGTCCTGCGCCGTCAGGTCGGTCGTGATGACCCCGCCATTGTCGTTCGCCGCTCGAGGCAGGCCCAGCGCATCGGCGAAGGCATCTCCGGCCGAAACCATGGCGGGCGTCAATTGTCCGCGCGGCGCGAGCGGGCGCGCGAAGTCGAACAGGGCCTTGCGGCTCATGGGGCTCTCCAGATTGTGTCGGATAGGGCCTAGGGCCGCGTCTCAGCGACGTTGACCGGGTCGCCGGGGGTGTTGGTCACCACGACCTCTTGCGGGCCGGACGGAGCGCTGGCGTTGACCTGCGCCACGTCGACATCGCGACGGTGGCGGCCGGCGTTGATGATCTCGGCGGCCTTGGCCCCGAACAGGGTCGCGACGCCGAGGAAGTAGGCCCCGGCGAAGATGGCCCCGTCATTCCCGTTCTCGACTTTGCTGGCGATGGCGATGGTAGCCCATGCCGCCGCGAACGAGGTCGACATGATCGCGAAGGGCCGGGCGATCTCGCCGATGAAGTGGGCGATGGGGTCGAGGAAGTTCTTCACGATCCGGCCCCGCCGCTCTCCGATCGCCGCTCGATCCGGTCCAGCTGCTGCTTCATGGCCGACGTCCGTTCGTCCAGCCGGGCGAGGGTGCCGTCGGCCAGCGGGCCGACGATGCGCTCGAGGTTGGATACCCGCTGATTCAGCCCGCCGCCCCAGAACACGAGGACTGCGATCTGAAGGACCAGGGTGACGATCACCCCGATCATCGACCAGTTCAGCTTGCGGGCGTCGGAATGCAGGGTCATGGGCGGTCACTCGCTCTTAAGGGTTTTCACGGCGTGTCACGGGGCTGCGCGCGTAGCCCGGCCTGGGCCGTCACTGGTTGGGGTCGGGGCCGGGGAAGGTGGTGAGACACCTTCTCCGGCTGCGGTCAGGCGGGGAAGAAGCCCAGCGCCTCGGCCTCGTCGGCGAACCGCAGGGCCGCGGTCTGGGTCGGGTTGGCTGGGTCATCACCCGCCCAGACCCGGCGCAGGACCGAGGGCGTGACCACGAAGGGCTGCAGTTCGGGCCGGGCCGTGATGGCGGCCGGGGTGACGTTGACGTGCCAGCCGGACAGGACCAGAGGCTCACCGCCCCCTTCGCCCGCCTCGTACAGGAGGCCAATGGTGTCGATCATTGCGTCAGCTCCAGCAGCTCGGCCGGCGAGAGAGCGTCCGGGATCAGGGCCAGCTTGCGAATGAAGGCTCCAGCCGACAGCGAGGGTGTGCCTGTGTTCCGCGCACCGATCTGAACCTGTGTCAGCCAGTCAGCCCGGCTCGGCGGCGCCCCCGTCAGGGCAACCCCGTCCGCTGCGAGATCGCCGGCAGACGAGACAGCCATTCGGACTACGTCTCCCGCCGCAGGTTGGGCGGCGGCCTCGGCTTCCTTCGGGCTGTTTCCGCTCCGGTTAATCAGTCGGACCGACGAGCCGGCGCTGTTCATCGCGATGGTGACGCCGCTGGTCCCGACGCCCTCCAGGAACATCCCGTTGGCCACGTCCACTTCAGGCCAGACGACCTCGACGAACACCGTGTACGCCTCAAGCGATGGCCAGTCGATCGCGGCATTGTCGTACCCTCGGGTCGCGGCAGCGCCGGTCGTGATGATAGGCGACGTCAGAACCACGCCTTCCTCAGCCTGATTCAGCACGATGTAGAGGGTCTGGTTGGGCTGCGCCAAGATGGTGCATCGGGCGTCCACATAGCCCGAAACTACGGAGTGCCGTCGGACGTAGCTGTCGGACGCAGGAATGGCGGGAGTGGCGTCGTAACCACCATATATCAGTCCCGTCCCGCCCCGAATGAAGGCCGAAACGGTGCAGCTGCCTGTCGTTCCGACAAGGCCCGGAAACGCGGCAAGCGCGCCCGACGCACCGGCGATCAGACGATAGACCTTGCCGGTAGAGCAGATTGCTGTCAGCCCCGCATCGTTGAGCGCGGTAGCGTCATCAACCACTGCGAAACTCGATCCGCTGCCGAAGTCGACGAACTCAACGCCCGTGGTGTCGGTCGGGTTGGCATTGTAGTTCGCACAAAGATTGGTGGCCGGGCCTTCGATCAGCAGACCCCGCGTGGTGATCCTCGGGACACCCGTCGCGAAGCTCAACAGTTGGCCGACTGCGTTGTAGGCGTTTGCCTGTCCGATGCGGGCGAGCGTCCACCCCGGCAGGATGGCGGGGTCCGCACCCTCGACGAAGCCGGCCCGGTAATAGCCGAGCGCGAAGTCGGCCTCGACGCTGTAGCCGGCCAGATACTCGGCCCGAACCGGATCCTCCGCTCCCCATGCCGAGGTGCGGCCCCGGATCCGGGCGATGCGGGCGAGTATGTCCGTCAGCATGGCGCCGCTGGCCCGCGTCTCAAGCACGACGGGCCGGCTGGTGATGGCGAGAGTCGTCACAGCGCCACCCCGGTCTGGACGTAATAGAAGCCCCTCGCGATGATCACCGACGCAGGCCAGCCGGTGACGCCCGCAATCTTGACGTCGTGGCGCAGTTTGAGGCGGGATTGCAACGTAGTGGCATCCGCAGTGGCCGCGGCGATCAGGGCCTCATGGTCGGTCTCGCTGTAAGAAGGGGGATCGAACGTCCCCGCGGGCCCGCTGATCACGGCAAGCGTTTCGCTCAGAAGCGCCGCGCCCGCCGCGCCTTCATAAAGGCGGACCTCATGCGTGATGGTCGCGCCGGTGATGTCGATCGGAACGCCCGTCAGCTCATCCGTCAGAGTCATCGGATCGACCGAGGGGAAAGCGGCGTGGCGCTGGACATGGAAGTCCAGATCAACGGGAGTGATCATCGCAGGCTCACAGTTCGGGGGTTGATCACAGGGTCAGGATCGCGCAGTTCAGATCGAGCGAGATATTCGCCCAGACCTCGCTGGCGGCATTGGTGGACAGCCAGAAGGTGCCGTCGCTCGCCAGATCGAAGTCTCCGGTCACGCCGCCGACGTAGTTTGCGACCGGGCAGTGGGCGATCAGGCCGTAGCGGTGCGGAGCGGCGAATGTCGAGCGCACGACCAACGCCCGCCCGGACGGCGTCACCGTGGCCGCCGCACCCTCGATCTGGCCGCGGATCATCGGGACGTCTTCAGCGATCGCCCCGACCGTGCCGGCATAGATGTCGACCTCGAAGCCGTAGCCGACCGAGGCGCTGCCGACCGAGGGGAAGGTCACGTCCGCGCCGTGGAAGCTGTCGGGCGTCTGCTTGACGATGAACCGCTGGAGCGTTCCGCGCGGGGCCGGGCGATACCCGCCCTCTCCGATGGTTGCGCCGACCGCGCACATCGGATCGACGATCCGCCACGGATCCGCGTTGCTGTTCTCGAACACGATGCCAGCCTGCAGTTCGGTGCAGTCGTCCGGGACCGTGTAGGCCATCTCCATCCACGTCCAGCCCGCCGTGCTGACGGTCTGGGAGCCCTCGACATAGTCGGTTCCGCCGACGAACAGTTTGGCGGTGCCGTTCGAAACCCGGTTGACCATGAAGCCGAAGCTGATGGTCTGGCCCCGCAGCGAAACCGGGTCCGGGAAGGTGTGATAGAAGTGCTGGGCTGTGTCCGCCGTGGGACGGAAGACGAGGATGCGCTTGTTCGACGGGCGCAGGTTGGAGGTCCAGCCGACCGTCCCGGTGATGCCCGTCGTCGAGAGCGGATAGCGGTCGATCCAGCAATGCGCGCCGGCCGTCTTCGTCCAACCGTCCGGGCCGTTGCCGGTGACCCCGGCCATGTCCGCCCGCATCACGGGCCGGAACGCACAGGTCACGGCGCCGGTCGTCGGCGAGCCGTTCCATGGGGCCTTGAAGGTCACGGTCTGGGCCGTGACGTTGACTGTCAGGATGCGCATCGCCGAGACCAACAGCGAGGCATGAGCGCCAGAGGCTCCGAAGGCGATCAACTGGCCGGGGTAGCAATACTGGACGTCGTCACAGGTGGCCGTGATGGTGTTCTGGCCAGACGTCCCGTCTGTCGCCACGGCGATGTTGGTGACGTTCACGGCAGGAAGGTTGCCGGTGTAGAGCCAGTTCTGTTCAGTGTCGAAGGCCAGAAGGTGCGCCGCCAGCGTGCCGGGGTCGCCGTCCCAGCCCGGGCCGAGGCCGTTGAGAAGCTGCCAGCGGTCGTTCGGAAAGATGTTTTCCAGCGACCGGCCATGATCTCCATAGGTGATCCCGACGCCCCAGCCCGCGACGGTCTTGGGGCCGTAGAGCCGCTTGTTGACGGTATCCAGCAGGACCGCGTTGACGAGGCCCAGGTCGGCCGGCGGAGCGCCTTCGTACAGGATCAGGTCCGTCACCCGCCCGGTGAAGGCGATGACCTTGCTCAACTGCTCCCATTCGGTCGGGGCCAGGTCGACGAGCTGCGGAGACAGTTCGGTCGCCATCTCCGCCTCGGTGATCGTCGAGGCGTGAAAACGAGCAATGATGTCCGCCACCGCCGTGGCGATGGTGTCGAACGGTTCGGCCATGTCGGGGTGTCCTGTGGTTAGACGCGGATGCGGACTTCGCCGGTCGCGGTCTTGTAGAGGGCGTCAGCGGCCAGCCCGCCCGTGACGGCGGCGGCGTTGTCGGCGTAGGTCGGAAGAGAGAGAACCGGGTTGGTGTGCGCCGCCTTCAGATCGATGGCGGACTGCTGCGCCGTCGAGACCGGCTTGTTGGCGTCCGAGGTGTCGTCGACATTCCCGAGGCCCACATCGCCCTTCACGATGCCGGTCGGCAAACTGATGGCCGGGGCCGTCAGGGTCTTGTTCGTCAGGGTCTGAGTGTCAGTCGTTCCGACGACGGCGCCCGAGGGCAGGGCCTTTCCACCGTCCTGAATGACCTTGCCGCCGGCTCCGTTGAAGGTGGCGATATTGCCGCTGGTCGAGGACGCCGGGCCGACCACGGCCCCGTCGAGGTTGACCTGAATGACCGACCAGTTCGCGCCGACCGTCGCATGATCCCCGGATGATGTCCCATCGGTCAGGCAGACCATGAAGTCGCCAACCTCGACCGTCACGCCTGAGCCGCCGCCGATCTTGCCCGTCACCGAAACCCGGTAGGTCCAGCCCTTGTCGGCGGCCGGATAGTTCGGGTTGGCCGAGCAGTCGATGACGCCCTTGAACACCATGGCGTCCTGAGCGCCGATCAGGCTGTCGACGTAGGTCTTGACCGCCTTCTGGCTGGCCACCTTCGTGTCGCTGTTCGCCGCCAGCGCGCCGTCGGTGTCGAGGTAGGACAGGGGCAGTTGCTGGACGTTGTCGACGTTGTTCAGCGCCAGCGCGGTCTTCAGCGTCGGGACGTTGTTCGAATGCCATATCCGGGCCGTGATGCTGGCCCCGGCTTCGCTCATGTCGAGGAAGAAGCCGTCGAGGGTCGAGGCATCGGCGATGCGGATGGTGTCGCCGTACAGGTCGATCAGGAGATCGCCCGTCATGCTGGAGCCTGTCAGGGGCTTCTCTACGAACAGCCGTCCGCCCTGAGGTCCGGCATCCCGCTTCAACGCCGCCCCATAGGCTACAGCGCCAGTCGGCGCCGAGCCGGAGATGATGTCGTTTTCCAGCGACCCGACCGAGTAGTCGATCGCAATGTCGATCCCCATGCCGGGGATGGTCACCTGTCCGCGCGTACCGACCGCGTCCATAAGCTCGCCGTCCGCCGAAAGCTCCAACTGGCCGTTGTGGGCGTTGGAGGCTTCAGCGATGCGTCGAGGGATGGGCTTGGAGATGAATCCGCCGTTAGCCAGCCCTGAGCCTACCCGCTCGTCAACGGTCGCCATGCTCAGGCTACCGCTGAACACCGTCTCCGATCGGAGATCAACGCGGCCCGTCGCGGGGTTGACCACCCCGATTCGGTCGATGAACCGCTGCGCGTCCGCCCAGTTCGACCTCCGGCGGTTCTGCTCGGCCAGGAGCATATCAGCCCGCGCCAGAACCTCATCCAGCATCCGGTTGATGGTCTCGAGGCGGACAGGCGAAGTTGCGGTCACATCCCCCGCGACCAGCCCCGGAGCCGTGTATGGCCCCTTGACCAGCTTCTCGGACGGGACTGCCCTCAACGACCAGTAGGTGACCGCCACATAATAGACCGCGCCAGCGTTCAGGCCGTTGACCGGGACCTCCTCTGTCGTCGGCGGGCCGTGATAGGCCTGCTCCCAAGGACCCACCGCGGTCGCGCCAACCTCGATCTGCACGGCCCCGACGTTGTCGCCCACGGCGGAACCGCTGACGATGAAGCCAGGCTGCTGGATGCCGCCGGCCTCGGCCGGCCGCGGAACCACGGTCCAGTCGCCGTCAACCGGCGTCGTCGGGATCGGATCGACCGCCGAGAGGGACGGGGTTTCCGGCGGATCAGCGGTCTGTCCGAGGGCCCATGCGTGTTTCGCATCCGTCTCGGACCGGACATCGAGGGTGACGATGCAGGTCGAGGGATCGAAGGCGCGCCTCAGGACGACGAACTTCTGGCCCGAAAGGCCGAGTTCCGGCTCCGTGACCGTGAAGGCGTCGCCCGCCCTGAGGCCGAGAAGGTGCGGCTTGCAGGGGATCGAGGCCTTCAGCGTCTCGCGGGCGTTGGCCAGACCATAGGCGGCGAGTTCGGCCCCCTGCTGCGCCAGACCGACATAGCGGTAGGGAACCTCGCGGGTCCGGGTCTCTCCGCCGTCCTCGGTGACATAGGTGGCCGAGGTCACGGCCCCGAGCGCAACTTCCTCAAACTTCTGCGCCTCCAGACGGACGCGGGGAACGATGGTGTTCGGCCGGTCCCGGCGCGAGGCCATGACATTGAGGCTCACCGACCCGACGATGTCCTCGCCGGTCAGGGTCAGCAGCGACGTCCGGGGCGCCTCGACCATACAGCTGATCTGGGCGCCGCGGTTCAGCGGAACGCCGCCGCCGGCCTGCAGCATGGCGGCCAGCACCTGCCATTTATCGTCGACCGTCGTCCACTCGCCGGAGATGGTCCAGCTGTTCGCGTCGCAGACGTTGGCGCCCTCGACGAAGGCCGCGATGTCGATCGCGCTATCGGGAGCTCCGACGCCCGCCAGCCGCTTCGTCGTGTCGATCGTGCCGTCTGCGTTCAGTTTGTGGTGGCCACGGACCCACGCCAGCGCGTGCAGATACGGATCCTCGGTATAGCCCCAGGTCGTCCAGTCGTCGCGACGCTGCGAGCCAGACCCGCCGGGATAGGTGGAATCCAGTCGGGGATCCCACAGCTTCATCCCGTGCAGCAGCCAGATCGGAGCCGGGACGCCGCTCTCATAGCTGGCGCGCTTGGAGTTGTTCTTCAGCGTCCAGAAGGCGTGAGCGAAGCCCGGCAGGGTGTGCGCCGACGTCCATTCCGTCATCGCCGGGGAGCCATCGGCGACCCCGGTCGGAGGGCTCAGATAGGCGTCGGTCGGCAGGCCCAGGCGGCGGGTCTGCCACATCTTGTCCTTGTACGGCTCGACGCTCGCCGCCAGCCCTTGGGCGCCGGGGAAGGTGACGGCGACTCCGTTGGCCGTGAAGGCCTCAATCGACTGGATCGGGCCGAGTGAGAGGGCGACCGCGAACGAGAGATAGAGGTTGTCCTTGCCCCAGGTGTTGGCGTGAACCTGACGGCCTCCGACGCCGAACCGGCCCATGACGCCGCTGATCGGCGCAGCGGGGTCGGCCTTGAACTGGATCGGAGACCCGCCACGGCCGACGCTGGGGGCCATCAAGGCGGAGACTGCCGCAGCGCCCAGCAAGTTCAGGGCCGCGGTGCCGATCCCGGCCGAGATCGCGGCGGCGGTTCCGACCGAGATTCCAGCATAGGCCGACAGTGAGCTCGTGATCAGGGCTCCAGCCGAGGCCGTGATCCCTCCGACCCACGCCACTGCCGTTCCGACCGCCGCCGCCACCATCGGCATCAGATGGACCTCCAGGCATGGCCAAACTTCACAGGCTGGATCACGGTGCAAACCCCTCCCGCGCCGCCCCAGAAGGCCAGAACCCGACCGTTCCCGACCGCCACCGCCAGCCCGAAGTCGGAGCCGTCCTCGGTCGGCAGGGCCATGATGTCTCCGGGCAGGCACATGGCCGGAGCGATGCGCGGCAGGCCCAGACTGTCGATGGCGTCAGACATGCTGTCGTGGCCGAGCTTCTTCAGCACCCGCGCCGCCCCCATCTCGGACCTGTAGGATCCCGCCTTCAGCAGCGAGACCTTCACGCCCAGCTTCTTGAGACAAAAGACCGTCATCCGGGCGCAGTCGTCCTTGCCGAGAGCGAGGGGCTTTCCGCTGAAGCGGTCGATGGTGGCTTGGGCGGCCTGTTGCCGGCGGAGCATCGGGTTCATACCGACACGCTCCCGCCGCCGCCCCACCAGCCGCCTCCGCCACCGATCAGGCCCCCGCCGCCGCCGATGGGAGACGTCCCCCGTCCGGGCTGGCCGCCGATCAGGTCTGACACCACAGCCGGACGAGGCGCGTCATAGCCCCACGGCAGATCACGCTGGACGGCGATGACGAACGAAGCCCCCAGCGCGCCGTGGTAGTTCGACTGGATGAAGGCGTTGTTCAGCCGGTGACCTTCGTTGGCGTCGAACAGCCGCTCCCATGCCGAAGCGACGTTGAAGGAGACGACCGTGCGCTCCGTCGAGACCTCGACGTCGGCAGTGTCGAGCTCGCCCAGAAACAGCAGTTCCGGCTCGCCGATGATCAGGCCGTCCGTCCCGATCGCTCCGAACCAGATATGGACCGCCGCGCCCTGATTGGCCGGGTCCGTGATGTCCGCCAGCGCATTGACCGAGGCCGGCAGGAAGGTCAGCCGCACCATCGGCGCTTCGGTGCCGACCTGTTCCGACAGGGTCTCGATGTTGTCGAGGACCCCGTAGACGTCATCGGAGCCGAGATAGGTCTCCGCGTCGAACACCACCTCGCCTGCGCCGTCGATCAGCCGGATGTCGCCGCCCGGCAGTTCGATCTTGAGCAGCAGGCAGACAAGCGGAGCCGCGCCCTGAAGGGCGGTGTTGAGCGAGGCGTCGAGGGCCATGGGCTATTCGCGCTCTGTCACAGTGAATGCCAGGCCGACCGTCCGGGCCACGTCCACCGTCCAGCCGGTCTCCCGGCCAGAGAGGAAACCTTCGATCATCGGGTTCGCGAACTCGACCGCCGCGTTGTCAGCGGGGGACCGGCGGATCATCGGGCTAATGGCCATGTTCGCCATCGCGTCCAGCACGGCGACCTGCGTCGTGGCGACCTGATACAGGTAGGTCCGGCTCGAGACTGTCAGATTGAACCACTGCCCGGCCCGCGCGATGTAGCCGGGGTGGAAGCCGTCCAGATCGAGCGTGGCGCCCAACTGGCTCCCGCCGTTGACCAGCGGTGACCCCGGGGCCCCGACGTCGAAGTCCGGCTGCGGAACCTTCAGCATGACCGTGTCGGCCTCCGCTGACGTCAGGGCCGCAACCCACGCCATCGCGTCGACATACCCCATCGGAGGCAGTTCGAAGTCGATCGACCAGCGCGAGCCGATGCGGCGGATGCGGCTGGTCGGGCCGTTGAATGTCGGCTCCAGATCACGGCGGCGGCTGACCAGCCGAGGCGTGATGGAACGCGGGCTGGGCGTGATCGGAAGGGTGATCGCCATTTACACGAACCGCTGACGGTTGCGGCGCTGGGCCGAGGCGTTATCGGCGCGGGTCGCGCCGTATGCTGTGGCGGCGGCCTGAGCGGCGACCGGAGCGGCGACCTCCCGCATCGAGGCGTTGAAGCGGTCGTCATTGACCCCAACCTCGACGAAGATGCGCTGGGCCCGGGCCTGCCCGCCGCCAGCCGCTGCCATCCCGCCGTTCGGAAACACATAGCCGTCCTTCGGCATGAAGATGTTCTCCGGCCCGTGCTCGCCCGTGCGAATCCAGGTCCCGCCCATGGCTGGTCCGCCGCCCGCGCGGCCACCGCCGAAGGTCGAGCCGAGGAAGGAGCCGATGGCGGAAAGCCATCCGCCGCCTCCATCCTTGCCGCCGGACCCCATTCCCTTGAAGAGCTGGGCCAGCAGGTTCTCAACGCCGTCCCACGCGGCGTCCTTGAAGCGCCGCCCGGCCTCTTCCCAGATGTTTTCGGATCGGAGCAGCGAAACCATGCCTTGCGCCATCTCCCGGCCCTCGGCGGTCGCGTCCAGCTCGGCGAACTCGCCGCCCGCCATGACCCGAGCCTCGGCTTCTGTAGCCGCCAGCTTGAGACGGAGGATTTCCAGCATCCGGGTCTCGATGAACAGCCGGCGCTCCGCGTCCTTGATCGCGCCATCGTTTCCGCCGAGCCGGGCCAGTTCGGCCTCGTAGCTCAGGCGGTCGAGGGTCTGGTCAGACAGGAGGGCGGCGGCGTCCGCGGCCTTCTCAGCGTTTTCGCCGATCTGCTTCCAGAACTCGTCGCTCTTGCGGATCCATTCGGCCATGTTCTCAGCTTGGGTCCGAGCCTGGCCGAGCGCATCGACCTGTTCCTGTGCGCGGTCAGCGGCGTCTTCGTATCCGGCGCGCTCGAAGTCAGCAGTCAGGCGCGCGAGGGTCTGTCGATCCTCAAGAGCGCGGACGGCGCGCTCGTCACCGCGGGCCCGCGCGACGTCGAGTTGGTTCTGGAGGTCCAGCGCCTCTCGCATGGCGGCGATTTCGTCGGCGGTCGGGCCGGTGGCGCCGCGACGGCCCGCGCCTCGTGATCCTCCGCCGGTCTGAAGGCCGGGAGGCAGGGTGAACCCGCCGACGACCGTCGCCTCCTCATTGCGGCCGGGGCTGATTCCGGCGTCCCGGGCCTGCCCTGACACGGCGGCTGCGGCGGTGCCCTCCAGTTGGGCGTTGCGCTCACTCCTGACCCGGTAGAGCTCCTGAAGGCTGCGCTCCAGTCCCGGTCGGCTCCGCGGAGAGGCGCGTTCGACCTCGCTCTGGCGGCTCCGGATCAGGGCGTCGATGTCCAGCGGCCCGGTGTCGCCCCGCAGCGACAGGGTGCCCGCGATGGCAGCGGCCGGAAGGATGACGCCGCCAGCGGCTCCGGCCGCCGCGCCTGCGCCGGCACCGCCACCCGCGACCGCGCCGGCCTCACCAGCCGCGATCAGGGCGGCTCGGGTGGCCCGGGCCAGCGAGATCACCTTCGCCAGATTGGCCAGCAGGCCAGCGATGGGCCCGCCAGCCGCGATCAGGGCGAGGAAGGCCAGGCCAGCGACCTGAACGCCGCCGGGAAGGTCGTTGAAGGCCTTGAGGACGTCCGTCGCGGCGCCGAAGACCCGGACCATGACCGGGAGAAGTTCGGTCCCGAGGTCGCGGGCGGCCTTGTTGAACTCGGCCGTCATCCGCTTCGTGGTGTTGGCGGCGGAGTCCGCGGTCCGGGCCGCGTCTCCTTGAGCGACCGACAGCCCCTCGATGATCAGGTTAGCCCGGGCGATGGACTTGGCCGCCTCGCTGGCCTCCGAGGCGTTGCCCTTGAAGCCCAGCCGCAGCAGTTCGGCCTCGACGGCGGCCTGCGAGATCACGACACCGAAGGCCTTGAGCGGCTCCGTCTCGCCCGTCAGGCCGGAGATGATCTTCTGGAGCGCCTCGGCATCCGAGGTGTTGAACAGCGAACCCGCATCGACACCCGAGGCGCTCAGGGTCTTGACCATTTCGGCGGCGGTCTCGGCCGCGACGCCGGTTCCGGTCAGGACCAGTTGCAGGCGGGTCATCGACTCCCGCAGCACGACCGCGTCGCGCCCGGCGGTGTCGGCCAGCGTTTCGGAGAAACTGCGGACATCCGCCTCAGCCGAACCGAACGCAACCTTGAAGGCGCTCTCGATCTCGCCGGCGTCGGATGCCAGCTTCAGCGAGTACGCCGTGATGGCCGCGAAGGCGATCTGGGCGGTGCGCGAGACCCCCATAAGGGACTGGCCGATGTCAGCGCCCAGGTCCCGGTAGCGGCCCTTCAGGTCTTGGGCGACCCGGCGCGCGGCGTCCCGGACTTCCTTCTCGGTGTAGTCGGAAGCGTTGCGGATCACCTTCATGGACCGCTGGAACTCATCCTGCCCGGCGTCGGAGAATGCCCGCTGTAGTTCGCGCTGCGCCCCCTTGGCCGAGGCCTCGACCTTCTTGAGCTCGGCCGCGGCTTCCTTCTGAGCCCGCGCCATGTCCGACTTCAGATGTCGGGTGGAAGCCCTGACCTCAAACTCGGCGGCGCCGATCACGTCAGCCATCGGTCGCCTCCACGTCTTCGACCGCCAGGCCGTGCATCATTCCGAACGACGCGATCAGAGCGTCGCCGTCGTCCGCCTCGCCCGGAGCCGAGGGGTTGAGGTAGTGCGGCAGGCTGGACAGGCGCTCTTCGCGGGCGAACCGCTCAGCCCACCACCCGCTTGCCGTCGCCAGTTCGAACGCCCGCCGGCCCCGCGCCCGGATGGCGAGATGGGTCAGGTAGGGCGTCTGGTCCCAGAACTCGGCTTCCGTCAGTCCCGCCGCCAGAGCCGCCCCCAGAGCGTCTTCAACGACGTCCAGAGGCGGCTCAGAGGGTTTGCGTCACGCTCAACCCCGGAAGGCCGGCGGGCGGCGGCGGTCCAGGCCTTGATGACCGCCACATAGCCCTCGGTGAAGGGCAGGGCGTCGTCGGCAAGAAGGGCGGGGGCCTTGATCTCTCCGGCCGAGGCCGCCTCGAGCAGGGCGGCCAGCGCCGCCATGTCCCCGGGCTGTCCGGAGCCTGCCTTTTCGATCAGTTCGGCCACGCCGGCCCGTCCGAGGTTGTCGATCGCGGCCCAGGTGAACCGGATCGGGATCGACCGGCCGTCATAGTCCAGCCGGACGATCCCTCGCCGTTCGTCACTCATCAGCTGATGGTCGCGCGCTCAGGGGCCGAGACCGGCAGGATCGAGACGTCGCTGATCAGCTTGCCGTCGACGCTGTGGCTTTCGCCGATCACGACCTTGCCGATGAAGGTGGTGCCCTTGGTCTTGGCCTTCAGGCGGACCGTGACGTTGGTGTTCGCCGCCGCGGCCGTGAAGAGCAGTTCCTGGGTCGCGTTGGCCGGGTCGAGGTGCATCTGGAACGTCAGCGGCGGGTTCGGCCGGTTGGCGTACAGCGTCTCGGTTTCGCCCGCCGGGGTGTCGAAATCGGTGGCGTCGATCTCGCGCGGCGCGGCGCCGGAGTAGGAGGCGTTGGTGACGCCCGGAATGGCCACGAACGCAGCCGGCGAGCCGGTGCTGATCGCGACCTCAACATTGCCTTGGACCAGATCGGCCATAGGGTCTTCTCCTTCGGGTTCAGGCAGGGGTCAGGGCGCCGGTATGGCGTTGGACGCGCGAACCGCCTGCCACGGTCGCGGATAGGGATCAGGCTTCCTCGATCTCCAGCCGCAGGGTGACGCGGCGGCCGATCAGGGCGGGGTCTGTGGTCGGGGATTGGACGGGCCCGGTGACGCGGGCGATCTGGACCGTTCCGCCGGTCACGGTGAGAGCGGATGGCTGATTGTGGAACAGGAACCGGACCCGCTCCATGACGGTGTCCAGTGCGAGGCTGGATCCGGTGTCGGGGGCGTAGCCTCGGACGTCGCGGGTGATGTCCCGGGCGCTCTCGGTGAAGGTCTCGACGGGGCGGTCATCGGTCGGGGCGGCGATGACCAGGCAGGGCTTGGGGCCGACCTGATAGGTGTCTGGTGCCCGGTCCGAGAAGATGGCCGGGGCGGCGCCGTGGGTGTCCAGCAGGGCGACCAGCGTGGCGTCGCCAGATAGGCGGGCGAAGATGGTGGCGGTGCTGTTCATCCCTTCGCTCCCGCCACAAAGGCCTTCTGCAGATCGTCGGCGTGGTCGGACTTGAGCCGCGACAGGAACGGGCGGGCGGCCATGCGCTCGGTGCCCGTTTCCAGTGCGGCGGCGTATTCGGTGTTGGCGACGACGCGGCCGACGAAGTCCTCGCCGTCGCGGCGGACCTGTTCGTCAGCCTGGGTCGCGGCTCTCAGCCGTCCGGTGTCAGGGGCGGGCGGTTCACCCGGTGCCGAGGCCCGGTGCCTGCCGTAGAGTTCGCCGGTGCCCGGCCGGGACAGAAGATCGGCCTTCAGTATGGCCTCGGCTCTCAGCGCCGCTGTTTGGATGCCCCTGACTACCCGCCCGGCGGCGATGTCCTCCAGTTTGGCGACGTCCAGTTTGACTTCGGACATTACCGGCCCTGACACTCGTAGGTGGCCGCCGCCGGGTCGCGCGCGACGCTGACGATCTGCCAGTCTCGGCCCTCAGCCGTGATGGTGTGTCCGGTGCTCGGGACAACCCCGTCCTCGACAGAATCTGCCAGCACGATGATCTTCCGATCGCCCTGCGAGATGCCGATGGGCGCGCCACCGCCGGCCCCGATCAGGCTCGTAAGGCGGCGGGCGTCGCTGTAGTCCTCGACCAGCACCTTGCAGGCCTTGGAAACGGGCGTTCCCGGCGTCCAGCCGCCCTGTCCGTCCGAGGTTGCCGTGCCGGGGACCTTCAGCACCCCGTCGCGGAACACCAGCGAGCCCAACGCGCCGTTCACGATGGCGGGGAGGCGGTCGAGGATGCCCATCAGGCGCGGACCAGCGAGATCCCGCCGCCGGACTTCAGCAGCGGCCGGAGAAGGCCGTCGATGGCGGGATAGCTCTTGCGAGGGCTGGACCCCTGCTGGAAGGTCACCGAGACCGAGCCGGCGGACACCGCGGCGATGCGCTGGTCTTCGTCCTCGACCAGATCGCCGGCCGCGGCCCGGAGCGCCAGTTCGGCGCAGGCGCGGACCACCTCGGCCGGAACCACGTCGGAGGCGTAGTAGGCATAGTAGCTGTCGCCCGGCAGATCGCGGCGCGGAGCCTCGTAGCGGGGCCAGTCGAGGGCTTGGGTGGTCGAGACCCGATAGCCGGACCAGCGGTCCCGGTAGGTCTGGCCCAGATAGTCCGTCGCCTTGCGCAGGGCCTGTTCGCGGATCGTGTCGCTGGCCAGAGCGGCCCAGGCGGCGTTGCCACGGGCGGCATGGTAGGCCGTGGCGTCCGTGACCGAAACGTAGGATTCGGCGTCAGCGAGCCCCGCTCCGGTTTCGGTCACAAGCGCCATGGGTTAGGCCTTCGTCCAGCCGGCGGCGGCGTAGTTGTCCACCTCGGCGGGGTGGACGTCGGCGCTGTGGGGCGCGGGGCCTTCGGGGCCCCGAACCATTTTGACCAGCGCAGCCTTTTTCGGCGCGTCCGGCTTCGGCGTGGCCGGATGGGCCTTGAGTGTGTTGGTCATGGGAAGCCTCCTGAGACCGAAAGAGCGAAGAGCCGCCCAGAGCCGAAGCCCCGGGCGGCAGTTCGGCGTTAGCCGAGGACGACGGCGATGAATTCGCCGTTGATCGCCTTGAAGCCCCACGCGAGGTGAAGCTCCCAAGTGCGCTGGCCGTATTGCGCGATGTCCAGCATCAGGTAGGTGAGGCCGAACTGGTCGCTGATGGCCATCTGGGAGATGGTCGGGTTGGCGGGCATCAGCGGCGGGCGCATGACACCGACGATGGCCGAACGCTCGAAGGCCAGGTTGGGGACGTAGTTGTTGCCGACCGTGATCGCGTCGTCGTCGGTCTCAGCGGCGCGCAGGCCCGGAGCGCCGATGGCGAACGCGCCGCCCGCCAGCGCGGTGTTGACCACATACTTGTGGGTCGTGCCCGCGAAGGTGACCACGTCGCCGGCGAGGATGGTGCCGGTGCCGGTGTCGGTCGCGATGGAGGTATCGCCGATCGCGGACGAGGCGTCGTTCAGGAGGTAGCCGGAGCCCGTGCCCTTGGTGTGGGTCGAGATGCCGGCCGACTCGTGGATGGCGAAGCCCATCTGCGGCAGGAAGCGACCCGAGCGACGCTCTTCCTCCGAGCCCGCCTGATAGGCGTTCTGGAGGACGCCGAGGTTGCGCAGGTTCAGGCCGGCCGAGGTGTCGCCGACGAACTGCAGGTCAGCCAGCGGAGCGCCGTTGTCCTGCAGGATCTTGCGGGCGTTGGTCAGGGCCGACAGGTCCGAAGCGAACGGCGTGGTTCCGGCGGTGCCGTAGGCGCGGGAGGCGCCCACCTTGCCCGCCACGACCGCGTCGATCTCGGCCTCATTGCGGAGGGTCCGCATGCCCTGGGCGACCAGCTGCTGGACCCAATCCTGCGAGATGCCGCCGTTTTCCAGCGAACGCTGCTGCTCGCCGGTCAGGTGCCACGAGACCTTGCGGCTCTTGGTGATCTGAACGCCGATGGAGGCGGCGGTGGCGTCGGAGCCGCTCGAGGTGGCGGCGGCGGCGGTGAAGTCTTCCGCCGTGCGGGCCGGAGCGACGTCGACGGTGACGGTGTCGCCCTTGGCCACACCCTTGTCGTCGAAGCGCGTGTCGATGGCGGCGATCATGGCCGAGGGTTCGGCGGCGACCTGTTTGGCGGCGCTGAACAGCGTCGGAGCGAGGACAGTCAGAGTGTTGGACATGGTGTTTCAGCCCTTTCAAGGCATGAGGGAGAAGGAGGGGTCTGAGGTTCGGAGGGATCGGCTAACCTGCCGGGTAGGGAGCCATCCGGCTCAGGCGCCCTCCCGCATCCACGGGAAAAGGCCGAAGGGGTGTCTTAGCCTACGATCTCGAAGCCGGGCTTCGTGGCGACCGCCGCGCGCTCCTTGGGCGGCAGGGCGTCGAAAGCGGCCTGGCTGATACGAGGGCCGGCCCCGCCGCCTTGTCCGCCCTGTCCGGCGCCGCCGCCGCCCTTGATGTCGCCCTTCAGGATCGAGTCCCGATAGGGGTCGGCAGCGATCAGGTGCTCCAGCGCCTCGTCGAACTCAGCAACCTCGCCGGGCTTGGCGCGGCTGAAAATCTTGTTGCCGTTGGCGTCGTAGGGGACGAGCTTGCCGCCCTCGACCTTGAAGTTGTCGCCGTAGGTGCGCTCCAGCATATGGCGGGGAACGGCGACCTTCTCCTCGGCGAACTTGGACCGGGCGAAACTGCCGCCCCGGATTTCCTTGTCGAGCAGGCTCTTCAGGCTGTCCCGCTCTTCGATGACCGGCTTGTATTGGTCCTCGACCGCCTTGATCGCGGCGGCCTTGATCTCTTCGACCTTGCCGGCCTCGACGAGCTTGGACTGATCGAGGTTCTGGACGGTCTCCAGCGCCTTCCTCGCGGCGGCCGGGTCCGTGATGCCCTCGAAAGCCTTCAGGGCATTGGCGGCGGCCTCCGCTTCCTTGCGGTGGCGCATCGCCTCGCCGTTGCGGGCGGTGATGGTGTCGGCGGCGGCCTTGGCGTCGAATGGCGATTCCTTGCCGTCGTCGTGGATGTAGACGGGGTTCCCGTCCTGCACTTCAGCGTAGGTCTTGCCTTCGATCTCTACGGTCTTGAGCTTCATGGTTCAGGCTTTCTCGGTCATCCGACCGTGGCTGTGGGCTATCTGGCCCGGACGCCCCGCCGATCCTGGCTGAGGGCTGATTTTGGAAGTGGTGGCTTGATGCGCGCGATTGCGGCGGCTAACATCCGCTAATGAACGGTGACCGCAGATCAATCCCGCGCCTTCTCCGCTTCGCAGACCTCAAGGCGGCGGGCGTCGTGAAAAACTGGCCTCAACTGAAGCGGCTTGTGGACGGCGACGGCTTCCCGCCCGGCTTCATGCTCTCCGCCAACACGCGGGTTTGGGATGAGACAGAGGTGGCGGAGTGGATCGAAGCTCGGCGGTCACGGGATGCGTGAGAGTCGCGCAGGCGCCTTACTTAACCGGAAGATGGAGACGAGAATGGCCTCGAAAGCTCGAAAACCTATCGCCTTAATTTGGTGCGACCAAATCGATGGACCATTGTCGGTGTCAAGAGGCCCGCGCGGCTCCTATGTCATCCGGTATGGCAGGGGTCGCGGCAGTGTGCACCGGGTGGCCGACGTGAGCGAGCTGGGTGGGTACCTCTCGGGATGGGTCGATCCTGATGCGGCAGACGCCCTAAGAGCCACCCTAATCCGTTGACCTCGATCTCTGCACAATCGGGCGGCCCGGCGCGATGATTTCGGCCATCTTCCGTCCGGCGTCGCCCGGGTCGGCGTAGAATACCTCCGCACCGCGCTCGGTGTCGGAGAGTTTAGCCGTCACGCTTCCGCCGCGAACGGTGCTGGCGATCCAGTCGGGCGAGGGCTCGCCAAGGATGCCGGCCGTCCAGCCACCCATCGACCGGACCTTGTGCTCGATCTCAGGAAGGGCGGTGACGAACCCGGCGCGGTAGCGTTCCGGGTCGCCCCATGCGCCGGGAACGGCGATGTGGCCCGCTTCACTGTCCAGCGGAGCGCCGCAGAGGATGACCTTCCCGGCCTTCAGCTGCTTCATCGCGATCTGGGCGGCGTAGAGGGCGGAGGAACCATCCCAGCGGGGCGCGGCAGGTTTGATGCCCGGCGTGTCGGGGTGCTTGGCCGGGGCGTAGAGAAGCGGCCTGTTCCGGCCCGCACTCAGCCGGCGGGGCAGGGCGTTGGCGAAGAAGTCGGGGTGAAGGCTGGCCCAGGCGTCGAGATCGCCCGGGTAGCGCACCCCGGCGTGGTTGGTGGCCACGATCATGTGCGGTCGGTCGCCGATCAGGGCCAGAGCGGCGCGAGCGTCATCCCAGACGCTACGACTTCCGCCGAGGACTATGCAGATGGTTTCTCGCCGGTCAGCCACGCCCATGTGTCGCCTCTCCAGATTGCGCGAACGATCTTGCGGGTGACCCCGAACTGCTTTGCGACCGTGCGCTGTCCGCCGCCCCGGAGAGCGTAGATTTCGAGGACCGTGCTTTCGGACACCTTCGCGCCGCCGACTGCCTCGCCGCGCACTGTCGTCCCGTGAGCCGTCTTATCGGCCGCGTTTTCCAGCGGTGTCGCCCAGCGAAGATGTCGCGGACTGATGCATCCGCCTCGCCCGTTTCCGCAGGAGTGCGCGGCGTGGTGGGTGGCGGTCGGCGGCTCGCCGTGCGCTACAGTGCACATGACGCGGTGGGCGGGCGTCACCTGATCGCCGAACCCCATTGAGTTGGGATAGCCGCTCGGGCTCCGGCTGAACGGCCAGATCAGGCACTCATCTGACGAATGCCCGGCGTGTTCGATAATCCATGCCTTGAGCGCCCCCGGACTGGCGTGGGCCGAAGCGCCGCCAAGCGGGTCGCCGTGGCGGCGCCACCGGAGATGATGGGCGTTGCACCAGCCCCGGCTGCTCTGGGCCTTCTTTCCGCAGCCTGTGACGGAGCAGTCTGGCGTGTCGGCGGTGACCTTCTTCCGCGTCATTGGGCGGTTTCCGGGAGCCGCGTCGCGTTGGCGAGGAAGTTGCGGAGATAGGCTTGACCGAAGTAGGCGCGATCCTCCTGCTTGATGCAGACGACCCCGCCCGGCTTGGTCTCGGTGACCACGAAAACGCGGCCCTTGGTCTCGGTGTTGAACTGCCACCGGCTTCCGATGGGGGTCTGGCTCTTGGACATCTGCTTGCCTCGGTAACTGATATCCAATATGTATCAGATATCAGTTACAGCGCAATAGGAGATATCAGTTTGTCGGTTGAGGAGATATCAGGTATCGCCCCTCGGATGGGGCGGCCCAAGCTGAACTTCGACAAGATGCCCGGACGCTTCCCGGAAGGGACGTTCGCGCGGATGGACGCCGTTCGTGACGACGGCGAGACCCGCACCGCCTTCGTTCAGGATGCCGTGGAGCGCGAGATCAAGCGCCGAGAGCGCGCCAAGTCCTAGACGGTGACGTATTCCCCGCGGGCGAGGCAGACGGCGCAGACGCGGGCCTTCTGGCCTCCGACCGCCTTTCCGTTCCGCTGCTCCATCCCCAACCGGACCTCGATCATGGCGAGGCCGGTGCAACGGGGGCAGCGGATGACGTGAGAGGGCGCGGTCTTGGCCCGCATACGCTGGCGGGGGCCTTCCGGCTCGGGCGTGCCGTCAATGACGCGGAAGGGGCTGCTCACCCCCTGACTATGAGGGAAGAGCCTCGAAAGCGCCAGAGTCGCGCCGGCGCAGCTGCTCCAGCGTGAGAACCTTGCCCTTGGAGTCGGTGAAACGGTCGATTTCCAGACCGCCCTCTCGGAACAGTTTGGCCCGGGTCGGGCCCAGAATGTCGTTCTGGACGCCCACCGGCTGGGCCTTCAGCCACTCGCCGTAGTCGCGCACCGGAACCGGCTCCAGACCGGCGATCTCAGGGACCATCGTTGAGCGGCAGTTCACATGCCGGGGCGGATAGGGGAAGCGGTCCAGCGGGTAGGTCTTGCCGTTCAGTCCAGCGCAGGTGAGCGTGGTTCGGGCGTCCAGAACCGCGACGAAGGTGGCCCGCGCAACACCAAGGGCTTCGTAGGTGACCCGGCTCGACACCGCCGCCGTGTGCGTCATGGCCGTGCGGACCATGGCCTCGGCGCCGCGCCGGCTGATCTCCAGCACTCCGTCTCGATACTGGAGCGCCCGCGTGCCCCTGATGTCCCTGACCAGATCGGCGACAGACCGGCCCTCGATGAACCCCTGTCTCAGCGTCTCGCGAACCCGTTTCGCCGCTCCAGCCTCCGCTTCGGCCAGCCACCCGGCAAGGAAGCGTCCCTGAAACGGCCTGGCGTTCACCGCGGCGACAACCTGGGCCGTCGTCGGGACGTTGGTCGAGAGCGCAGCGCTGGCCGACTGCTGCCCGAACCGCACCATGCGAGCCGCGAAGTCTCGCTCTACCTCCGCCAGCCCCTCCAGATCGTCCACAAGGCGCGACCGCAGGACGGTCCAGCCATCGGCCTGAAGGGCCCGGACCTCTTCGAGCATCCGCTCAAGCTGAGCTGGGTCGCGGCCTTCGTTGTCGGCCCGGAGGATGCGCTCGACCAACTGCTGATCGGTGCGGTTGAGGGTCGCCAGCGCCTTACGGACAGTGGCTGTGCTGTAGCGGGAGAGGGCGATGCGGTGCGTTACCGCCTCGTCAAGGATGCGGTCGGCGGCGGTGGCCACAGCTACCAGTCCGCCTTCTTGAGCCGAATGCTGATCGTGGTGATCAGGAACGAATAGTCACAGGCCACGACGCGGCCCTCGTAGAGCCCGAAGTTGGCAGGCTTGATGTCCGTCAGGAAGGCGGGGATTTGCGCCGGAAGTTCGCTCTCCCGGAGCGGCTCGACGCGCTTCTGAAGCATCACAAGGCCGCAGGGCGAGATCGCGACAATCGGGGCCAGCCAGTTGGAGGCCGGCTTGTAGGGCTCATTCTCCGTCCAATTCCGATGCTCGGCCACGTTGGCGAAGGTGCGATGCTCCTCGTCTGTCTCGACCTTGACCACGAGCGTCTGGTCGATGCGGCATGCAAACACCTTGCGGTGACAGCCCTCGCCCAGCAGTTCGCCACACAGGAGGTTGAACGCTCCGAGGTGCGCCCCGAGATGCTCGGTCACGCCGCCGCTTCCTCTTCCGTCGGCGTCTCCGGGTCCGTCACCGTCCCCAGCGCCGGGCCTTGGGCTCCGATGCGCTCGGCTTCGTCCTCCGCGGTGACGTCCGGCGACAGCACGCCGCGGCGCTTCATCTCTTCGATCAGGGTCTCGTCGCTGATCTGCCCGGCCTGCGCCATGCCGACCAGCAGTTGGGCCGAGGCGTCCGACAGGGTTGCGGCGCCGAAGTCCTTGTAGAGCGAAACCTTCCCGCCCGACCCGAGGTTGGCGTAGTCGGCCATCATCTGGAGGGCCTGATCAAGGCTGTCCTCGAAGCCTTCCGTGATGCGCTGCAGGTCCGACTTGTTGGCTTCGGCGTCGTTGGCGCTCTCGGTGGCGCTGCGCTGGCCGGGCTTCTTGACCAGCAGTTCGGCGCCGGCCTGGATCATCTGGTCCTCAAGGGCCTCGAGCGACTTCTGGCCTGCGTCGATCGATGCGCCGCCGTGCTCGACCCACTTGATGTCGCCGCCGACCGGGATGTTGACGGCCGAGGACCCGCCGATGGTCAGGCTGGTGTTCTCGTTCGCCCCGATGATCGCGAGGATCGGCACCCGGGCGGTGTGCAGGATGGTGTCCTGATCGCTCTGGCTCTGCCAGTGCTTGATGTTGAGGTGGCCGAGGTCCAGCAGCGGCGACTGTCCGCGCATGAAGCCGAGGCGCCAGCCGTAGAGCGGAACGAACGGGATGTAGGTTAGGCCGGTCGCGCCGGATTCGACCATGGTCCATTGGTCTTCGCCGGCCGGGCCCTTGGTTTCGGCCTTTTCCCAGACCTCCCACGCTCCCGGGGTCAGGACGCGGACGCGGGCAACCGTCTTCTCGCCGTAGAGGCCGTCCTCGACCGTCGCGTCCTCGGCGAGGCGAAGCTGCGTCAGGCGCCGGACCCCGTCGACCGAGGTCGTCCGCCATCCCAGGATTTGCCGGTGCATGACCCGGACGAAGTAGGGGCGGACGCCCGCTGCCTTCTGGTCGGCCTGTGTGACCACCCGGCCCGCGGTCTGGACCGGCTTGGGGGCCTCGACGAGGATGCCGGCCATCCCATGCGGCAGGGCCTCGCCCAGCATCTCGGCGGCGAAGACGTGCAGGCTGACGCCCTCGCGGTCGATGTCGGCCGTCCACTCCTTGATCTGGGCCGGCACGTCGTCGCCGAGGGTCAGCTCCTTCGAGAACGGCTTGCCGACCATCACCGAGACGGTGCGGCGGAAGGCCGGGAACAGTGTCGCGGTCTCCTTGCGGGCCTTGTAGGCCTCCGGGCTCTCGTTCGGCCACTTCGGCAGGTGCTTCTCGCCCGCCGCCCTCATCGCAGCGGTCCCGCCCATCAGGGGCTCGGACACCGCCCACGCCGCCTCCATGGCGCCGACGCCAGCCGATCGCGCGTCCACCTTTGCGGTCATGCGATCTCCTAGATCCGAAGGGCCGTGACCGTCACAGGTCCGGGCGCCAGCGCCAGTTCATTCACGGCGTCGGCGAAGGCGTCGACCTGATCGTCATGCGCGCCGGCCGGGAAGGTGCAGAGCTCTTCCATGAACGCCTCGTTCCATGGGCCACGGAGGAGGCGGACGTTGCCGGCTTCGGCCTGGGCCGCGGCGGGGGTGGCTCTGGTGGTCTTGTCGCCAGTCGGGGCGACGGCCTTGACCGGGTAGCCGGCCAGCATGCGGACCAGCGTCTGCGCGTAGGCCTTGCCGGCGGCTCCAGGATCCTGCGGAATGCGAAGGGTGACGCCCGTTCCATCCACGCTGGCGGTCGCGAGGATCATCCGCTCGACCTCGGCCGGGCCCTCCTGAGCCCGGTTCACATCGGCGACATAGAAGACGCCGTCACGGGACCGCCCGACCTTCACGCCCGCGGTGGGGTCACCGCCGCCCTTGGTCGCCCCGATGTCCCAGGCCCGACACCACGAGACGATGTCGTTCGGCAGGGCGTCCACCACAGGGAGCCAGGACCGTTTGAACAGACCGCCCTCTCGCGGCGCCGGGCGCTGCTGGTACTGGCCGGCGTAGGCGTAGGAGCCCATCTTCTTCAGGTCATCGACGACCTTGCGGGGGAAGCGGACCGGGTCGAGAAGCTCGCCATCTTCCGTGCGGGGGTCGGACCAGCCGATCAGGGTGCTGCACCGCCGCTGCGGTTCGAACTCCATCGGGATCATCAGCTGAACGAAGCCAAGGCCCAGCTTCAGGATGGCGCCGGTCACATCCTGTTCGTGCAGGCGCTGCATCACCACCACGATGGCGTCGCGCTCCTGATCGTTAAGGCGGTTCAGCGCGCCTTCGCGGAACTGGCGCACCGTGGCCGACCGTTCGGTGTCGCTCTCGGCGGTCTTGGTCGAGTGGGGGTCGTCGATGATGAGGCGGTTGCCCCGCTTTGAGGTCAGCGAGCCGAACGCCGTCCCCTCGCGCGTGCCCGTATCCCGGTTGGCGAAGCTCATCTCGCCGGTGCGGACCAGGACGACTTCCGGCCAGAGCGAGCGGTACCACTCCGACAGGGTCAGGTCCCGGTGCTTCCGGGTGTCCCGCTTCACGCTGTCTTCGGCGAACGAGGTGGTCAGGTAGCGCAGCGAGCGCATCCCCCGCGGGCCCCACTCCCATGCAGGCCAGAGGACCGACACGATCATCGACTTGGACGATCCGGGCGGGATGTTCACCGCCAGACGGTTGATCCGGCCGTCCGTCACCGCCTCGAGGTGCAGGCAGAGCGCGTCGAGGTGCCAGTTCCAGACCAGCGGCGTGTTCGGCTCCAGCGTCCGCCATGCCTCCCGGACGAACCCGGCCAGGCTCTCGCACCGCTCCCGGATGGCGAAGAAGTCCCGCTCGATCCGGCGGCGCTCGGCCTCCCGCCTCTCTTCGGCTTCGCGGGCCCGGACGATCTCGGCCTTGCGCTCCAGCAGCGCGAGGACTTCAGCCTTCTTCGCGAGCGGCAGGCGGCTCAGAACCTCCGGCGATAGCAGCGGCGAGGCGAGCGTCAATCTCAGCCTCCGTCATGTTGGCGAACTGGACCGGGCCGCCGTCAGCGCCGGTGTGCTTCAGGGTCTGGCTGTCGCCGTAGACCTTGCGGTTCCACTTCCCGATCAGCCGGAGCCGGGTGTCGATGCGGATGCGCTTGTCGGCCGGATCGCCATTGCCGTCCGCAATCTCGATGCACTCGTCGGCCATGTAGTGGGTGCCGTCGACTTTCGCCCGCGTGGAAAGCGCCGAGAACTCGGGGTTCTCATCCTCCCACTTTCGGACCGTCGAATAGGCCGGCATCTCGTCGTCGGCGCAGATCTTGGCCAGCGGCGTCCCGATGGAGAGGCGCCGGCAGATTTCCTCGGCCAGGGCGTCGCTGAAGATCGAGGGGCGGGCCATGCGGCCTCCGGTGTGGTGTTTCGCCCCGTCCGCGCCTCGGGTCGCTGCGCTTGGGCTTTGAATGATCGTCCACCGCGGGGACGGGGCGAGCATGGAGCGGCGAGCCGGAACCGAACCGGCGTCGTCTGGTTGGAAGCCAGTGGCTCTACCGTTGAGCTACCGCCGCGAAACTGTCTGGATGACCCGCTGCGCCAGCCTTTGCCGTGGCGTCCGAACATGGGCGGCGGGTACGAAAAAGCCCCCGGACACGGGGTCTGGGGGCTTCGGGGCGCGTTGCGACCTTGACGCCGTGTACCCTCAGCCTGTCCCGGTTGTCAAGATGCTGGGGGTCAGGGCGGGGGCTGGCGCCCTATGTGGTCCCGGTGGAGCCGAAACCGCCTGGTCCTCGGTCCGTCTCGTCCAGCGACGCCGTTTCGACCATGACGGCCCGCTCGACCCGGGCGATGACCATTTGGGCTATGCGGTCGCCGTGGTTGATGGTGAAGGGCTGGCCCCCGAGGTTCGCGAGGATGACCCCGACCTCGCCCCTGTAGTCGGCGTCCACGGTCCCCGGCGAGTTGAGGACCGTCACTCCGTGCTTCAGGGCCAGACCGGAGCGGGGCCTGACCTGGGCCTCGAACCCGGCCGGAAGCGCGATCCTCAGGCCGGTCGGAACCAGAGCCCGCTCACCCGGCGCCAGCGTCATGGGTGCGTGGATGGCGGCCCGGAGGTCCATTCCGGCAGAGCCTTCGGTCTCATAGGCGGGGAGGGGCAGGCCTTCGGAGTGGGGGAGGCGTTCGATGCGGACTTCGGTCATGCTCTGCTCTCCGGCTTCTCGTTGAGGATGGCGTCGATCATGGCGGTGAAGTCTTTTTCCAGCGCCGCTTCGTACCACCACGCATCGTCGCCCGCGCCGGTTCGGGCGTGCAGCATCGTGATGTCCGGATCCCGTATGGCCAGAAGGGCAGCGCGGACCGATATGGCGGCCCAGTCGTCGGGCATTTCGCCCTCCGGGTGCAGGGCCTCGTCGCAGGCCACCTCAGCGGCCCTCACGGCCTTCTCCAGCATCGCGGTCATGGGGTGGGGCCCTTCGGCTCTGCCGGGCCTCTGAAACCTTGGGCCGCCTCGCCGGTGATTGCGTTAAAGGCGTCCTTGACTGCCTTGATCGTATCGAGAGGGATGGCCGAAGACGCGCCATGCGCCCCCATGGCAATCCAGCCGTTGAGGTACGAGAGCATGGTGTAGGTCAGCCTGACTTCGGTTCCGCCGCAAGTGAGGACAGCATAGCCCTCATCGTATTGTGGGCCGGGCGTGAGCAGGCCCTGGTTGAGCCGCTGGCCATTGTAGGTCGGGGATTCGTCTCTCATGCCGCTCTCCTATTCCAGACCATACACGATCGCGCACGCATCCAGCGCCACCTTCAGCGCTTCCGCGTTCCTGAACCGCACCGACCCTGACCGGGACAGGTTCCACAGGTTCGTCCCCTTGCCCGCGACCTCGTTGAGGACGTGGATGGCCCGGCGGGCAGGGTGGCGCTCCGGCAGGGCGGGCATGGCCGAGCGCTCGCCTTCACGGACCTCGATCCCGGCGATCATCAGGTGGATGGTCCAGATCCTCCGCTGGATTTCCATCTGCTTCTCCGCCCAGCCCTCGCCTCCGCCGCCATGCGACGAGATGCGCTCCGGGTCCGGCGGGGTCAGCTTCTTCTCTGGGTCCGCCATCTCGTAGTCGTGGCGGTAGCGGAGTCCGGCCGCGTGCTGGATCCGGGTCAGCAGGGGCGGGATCGGGAAACCGTCGGCGCGCTTCCGCAGGGCCGACAGGGTTTCAAGCCCATCTCGGGACAGCTGGAGCGTGCCGTCGTCTCCCCGGGCCACCCGATCGGCGCGGGCCGCGGCCATCGCCTCGGTCTCGGCCTCGCTCTCGACCCGGACCCGGCGCTCCAGTTCCGTGTCGATCTCCCGGTTCACCTTCGCCATCAGGTCCCGGCCAGCCTTCCGGGTCTCAAGGTCCGGGCTCCGAAGCTGGGCCTCCGCCTCGTCGATCTCGCGGGCCTGGCGCTTGTTCAGGGCGACGCCGCGCACCACGACGGCAGTGTTGTCGTTCGCCGTCGCGATGTTGTCGTTCGCCCCGATGGCCCTCGGCGCCGACGGGCCCTGTCTGGTCTGGCGCCTCCGGCGGCGTTCGGCTTTGCTGGTCATGCGGCACCTTGGGGGATCGAGGAATAGCGGGCGAAGAGGCGGGAGAAATTCTCGGCGAACACGGCCGCGACGTCCTCCGGCGGGGTGTCGGTCAGTTGGACGGCGGCCGCATAGCGGGCGAGGGCGTCGACGCCGCCGGTCATCACGGCGGCGGCTCCGATCAGGTCTCCGGTCTCCAGTGCCGTTTCGGAGAGCGCCCGGAAGGTGTCGTTGGACACCCTCGCCGAGATCAGGTTTTCGCGGGGGCCGGCTGTCGGGGTCATGCGGCGGTGTCCTTGGCGGGAGCGGAGGGGTCGTTGGCGGCGAGAGGGCTGGGCTGGCCGGCGTTCCAATCCGGGGCGGCCCAGGTGTCGAAGTCGGCTTCGATCTGGACGTAGTTGACCGGGTGCTGGCTCCGCAGGTCGGGCGTCCGGCCGTTGCGGACGTAGCCGCCCTTGATCGGGTCCGGGGTCAGGAAGCCGTGGTAACCGTCGGTCCAGCGGGTCGGGCTGATCCCGATCAGCTTCATGTCCCGGCGGGTGACGTAGCCGCGCCGGTCGAGAAGGATCATCAGCTTGATCGCCTTGATCTTCCAGTCCGTCAGGGCGACGGGGCATGGCTTCCCGCCTTGGACGTCGGGGACGTAGTCGGGGAGGCTGCAGCGCTGGGCCGGGAGCCACGACACCCACTGGCGCAGGTCCCAATCATGGCCGCTGTGTTCGTCGGGGAGGCCGGTCGGGCTGACGCTGACCCGGCCCAAATCGTATCGGCTTTCGCTCTTGCTCACCGTGATGATGGTCAGGCCGAGGGCTCGGGCGATGGGGTGCATGTGGCCTTGGCAGTCGCGGTTCGGGACCAGCACGGCGCGATAGTCTGGCCCGTTCTCCATGGCCCAGGTCCCGTCCGGCAAGGCCTGACAGATCACCTTGGCGTTGAGCGACAGCTTCGCCTCGATGCCGATCTGGACGCCGGCTTCGTCGACCAGCAACAGGTCCCATCCCGCCGTCTCGGGATAGACCGTCCACTTCGACATCTTCCGGCGGCTGTTTGCATTCCACGCCTCGACGAACCCGACAAAGGCGGCGACCAGATCAGCTTCGGTCGCGAAAGACGGGGCCTTGGTCATGCGGCTTTCCTCTCGGCAAACAGGTCAGGTTGTTCTTCGTTCTCGGCTTCCACGGCCCGGCGTTCAGCATTGGCGGCCCATTGGTCGAGGACCGCGGCGAAGTCGGGCTGGGTCAGACGGCGGGCCGCGGCCTCGGAGCGATGGACGGAGGCGGTGTGGCGGTGGCTTTCAGAGGTGCGGGTCATGCGGCGTCACCGAAAAGGTCTGGCTGGGCCGGAGCGAATATGCTCGGGCAGGTCCGGCGCATCTCCCGGATCGCGGCCTGAACCATGGCCTCGGTCACCTCCGGGCTGGGCTCGAACGTGGTCCACGCGCACTCGCCGCAGACGCCGGCCTTCCAATCCCTATGGCCCGCGGCCTTGGCGTGCTGGCGCTGGGCGATGCAGTCCGGGCAGTCGGTCATGCCGCAGCCTCATCGCCAAACAGGGCCGGCGCATCGTTGGCGCTCATCAGGGCGATGGTGACGTCCTTGGCCTTCGCCCAGGCTGATAGCTTCCCGGTCAGGATGGCGACCACGGCGGGCTTCGTGGCCTCCAGCCTTCGGCCCGTGGGAACCCATCGGCAGTAGTGGTCGACGTAGCTCCGGGCGAAGTCCTCGTCGGTGGCTTGAACGATGCTGGCCCTGACCGCAGGGGCGTTGAAGGTGGGTGCTGGACCTGCGGAATTCCCATGTCCAGCTTCGGCGGCCGGGGCGAGGAATTCCTTCCACCGGTCCTTGTTCAGGACGACCGCGGCGCCGTGGGCGAACTGGCCGCCGTCCTTCGTGCTGGCCGGCAGGGCGTAGTAGGCCTGAACGGCCGACCAGATCGCCGAGGGCGAGCCCCCGCGCTTCAGGGCCCCGCCGAGGGCGCGCTGCACGTCCGGCGCCGTCGACCGCCGCTTGCCCTCCACCACGGGCTGGGCCTTGTGGATGCGGTCCACCATCAGGTCGAACCCGCACCCGGCATCGGCTGTGACAGCGAGGGCTTTCGAGAAGCGCTTCAGATCGACTTCGCCCCCTTGGGGGCTGGGGGTTCTTTCTTTCTTTGATTCTGATTGTGTCGGCATTTGCTTAGCATTTGCTTCCGGATTTAATGCCAGTTTTCCAGCACTTGCAGACCCTCCGGCTTTTCCGGCCATTTTCCGCTTACCGGAAGTGTCACGGAACTTTGCGAGCTCTTCGGTCACGCGGGTCTGGGTCAGCATCCCCCGGCTGACCTTGAAGAAGGGCATGATCCGGGCCTTCATTCCGGCCCATTCCTTGGGTGTCAGCAGGGCGTGGTCGGCCAAGGTCTCGTCATCGGCCGGCAGCTTTCCCCCGGCGTCCCACAGGGCGCCGATGAGCAGCAGATAAGCGCCGTGCTCGGCCGCCTTCTTCAGGTGGCGGGTCTTGCGGCTGTAGTCGCCCCAGTAGAGGCGCATGTATGGGGGAGCGCTCACTCGGCTCCCCCGAAGCTGAAGGTGTAGCCAGCCGACTGCTCGTCACTGGATCGGGCCAGGTTCCCGAACTTGGTCGTCTCGTCATCGAACGACAGCCGGACGGTCCCGATGGGGCCGTGGCGCTGCTTGCCGATGATAACCTCGGCGACGTGGCGGGCCTGGGTCATGGCCTCGCACCACGTCAGGTGCGCGTCGCTGCCCGGCTTGGGCTCTGACCGGCCGAGATAGTAGGCCTCGCGGTAGACGAACATGACGCAGTCGGCGTCCTGCTCGATCGAGCCCGATTCCCGCAGGTCGCTCAGCATCGGCCGCTTGTCGTCCCGGCTCTCGACCTGGCGGGAAAGCTGCGACAAGGCGATGATTGGGATGCCGAGCTCTTTCGCCAGCGCCTTCAGGGCCCCGGTGATCTCGCTGACCTCTTGGGTGCGGTTCCGCTGCCCGCGGCCGTCGCCGGTCGTGCAGAGCTGGAGGTAGTCCACGATCAGGAGGTCCAGCCCCTCGCGTCGATGCTGGCGCCGGGCGCGGGCGCAGAGCTTTGCGATGTGCAGCCCGCCGGTGGCGTCGATCTTGAGCGGGATCTGGCGGATCAGGTCGCGAGCGTCCCGGATGCGTCCGAACTCTTCACGGTCGATCAGGCCCTTCCGCATCTTGTCCGACGACACGCCCGAGGCATCGGCCAGGATGCGCATTGCCAGCTGTTCGGCGCTCATCTCGAGGGAGTAGAAGCCGACGCGCCCACCCGCGATCGTCCGGCGACCCAGCGGCGCCTCCGGGTCGTCCTCGAACTGGTATCGCTTGGCCACGTTGAAGGCGATGTTGGTGGCCAATGCGGTCTTACCCATGGACGGGCGACCGGCGAGGATCAGAAGGTCCGAGGGGTGCAGCCCGCCCAGCTTTCCGTCGAGGTCCACAAGGTCGGTCGCGACGCCAACAATCTGGCCATCCCGCTTGAACGCCGCCTCGACAGCATCCAGCGCGTCATCGACGGCCTCGCTGAAGTCGATGAATGCCTTGGCCTGCTCACCGCTCTCGGCGAGGGTGAACAGGCGGCTCTCGGCCTTGGCGACGTGGTCATGGGCCGACAGTTCCGGGTCGGAGGCTTCGGCGGCGATCTCATGGCCGATGCGGATCAGGTCCCGGCGGATGGCGAGGTCATAGACCGACCGGGCGTAGTCCTTGACCCCGGACATGGGCGGAGCGCCGACGACAAGCTGGCCGAGGTACTTCTGGCCACCCCACTGGATGAAGCCGGGGTCGCCCGCGAAGTCGTCAGCCAGGGTCGTCGGGTCAGCGATGCGCCCGGTCCCGCCGGCGCCCGAGATGGCGTCGAAGAGGCGGCCATGGAACGGCTCATAGAAGTGGGAGCCGCGCAGCTGGTCGCCGATGCGCTCAAGCGCGCCGTTGTCGTAGAGCAGGATGCCCAGCAAGGCCATCTCGCTGTCGAGGTTGTGCGGCAGCGAGGCCGCTTCGTCGCGCGGGTCCATCATGCCTTCTCCGTGAGATGGGCCCATTGCTGGCCAGTGTTGATGCGACAGATGGTGGAGGAGAGCACCCCGTAGCGATCAGCCAGGTCGCGCTGTTTCTCACCGCGCCGGAGCGCCCGCTTGATCTCCAGAACTTGCGCCGTGGTAAGCCGAGATGATCGAGTCTGGTCCCCGCAGGCCTGCGTGTGCCTGCCTTTGGCATGCATGTCGGCCATGTTTTCCCGGTGCGAGCCGAGGAAGAGATGGGCCGGGTTCACGCAGGCCGGCGTGTCGCAGCGGTGCAGGACATCCAAGCCCTCGGGTATCGCGCCGTTGAAAGCCTCAGCGCTAAACCGGTGGGCTTGGACAGCGCGGCCATCCTTGGAAAACTGTCCGTAGCCCCTGTTGTTGAGGGCGGCCGTCCAGAGCCAGCATCCGCTGTTCGGGTCGTACTCGACTTTCGCCTCAAACCGCTCGGCTGCCGGCGTCAAACGGCGCTCATAAACACCCCTAGGCATCAGCGGCCCTCCGTGTCGAACAGCGGGCCATGCTTGATCGCCTCCGCGCGCGCCACCGCAGCGTCCGCCCAGCGGTTCAGGCGCTCGGCCGCAGCCGGGTATCGTTTGGCCCGAGCCTTGGCCTCACGGCGAAGGGTGGCGGCGTAGAAGAGTTCGAAGCTGACGAGGTCCTTGCGGTTCATGCGACGTCTCCGAACAAGCCGGAGGCGGCGTCATTGGCGAACAGGGGCGTATCGGCTCCCCCGACGTGTGCCAGACGCTTGTGGATGTCCGCGACGTACTGCGCCTCGCGCTCGATCAGGATGCAGTCGAACCCCTCGCGGAGGCAGGCCATGCCGGTCGAACCGGACCCAGCGAACGGGTCGAGAGTCACGCCGCCGGGCGGGGTCACCATGCGGACCAGATAGGCCATCAGATCGACCGGCTTCACGGTCGGGTGCTTCGATCCGCAGCGGTCGGCGGCATCCGCCTTGGCGCTGTAGAAGAAGCGGGCGGCTGAGCCTGCGTCGTTTCGTTTCGCTTGCGCCGGCCGGCCCGCGAAATCGCCGTAGATGCCGTTCGTCGGCTTTGACGGCTCGGTCCCGCGCACGTCTCCTTGTTGGCCAGCGGAGTCCGGGAACGCTGCGACCACTTCCTCGCATCCGTCGTGGATGACGTTGGCGGGCCAGCGGCCTTTGCCATCGTCTTCGATCCGTCCTTGAGGCCCAAGTTGGCCGACCATCGATGACGCCTTGGAGCTTGCACCGCGGGTCGTGTCGGGTTTCGGGCCAGCGATCCGACTCGCGTCGATGTTCAGCGCCCCGGTTCCGTGCGCCAGCACATTGGCGGCGACGGTTCCGGTGAGAGGCTTGCGGGCCAGAACGATAGGCTCAAGCGCGGGCTTGAGGGCGGTTCCCCAGCCCTCCCATGCCGCCGATGCCGCCGATGCCGCCGCAGTTACGGTCGGGACGAACTCGCGTCCATCGTTCTTTTCCCAGCCGCCCTTGTGCTGGTCGGCGCCGGGGATCATCCGCTTGACCGGCTCGCCCTGGGAGATGACCTCGCGGACGGCGCCGGCGGCCTTGTCGATGCCCTTGCTCACGTCGTGCGATTTCGGGAAGCCGGATCCATAGAGCCACGCAATCATGTCCCGCATCTCGAACCCGGCGTCCTCGATGGCGCAGGCGAGGCGGTGATAGGTGCGGGTGCCTGAGAAGGCGATCAGGTGGCCGCCTGGCTTGAGGACGCGAAGCACCTCGACCCAGAACAGGGGATCGAAGGCGGTCTCGCCGGTGTCCCACTTCTGGCCCATGAACCCGGCCGATGCGCGGGCGTAGGCGCCAGACTTGCCGGACTTGGCGGGCGCGGCGTTCTCCGCCCCGAACCGCTTGCCGATGCTGACCAGCGCGTAGGGCGGATCGCAGACGACGGAGTCGATCGACGCATCGGCAAAGCCCTTCAGGACCTCGCGGCTGTCGCCGTGGTGGACGGTGACGGTCATTGGCCGCTCTCCCGATCATTCGCAGCCTTCGGGGCGAACAGTTGCTCAGCCCGCGCGGCCGCAATGGCCCGGCCCAGCTTCAGAGGCCCGCCTATGTCGGTTGCCCGGCTGTTGAAGGCGGTCATGGCCTCGACCCTGCCGAGGATGGGGTGGAGATGCTCGGCAACCATATCCAGCACGTCGCCCATGATGGCGGCGCGCTCCTGCGGGTCTTCGATCTGGGCCAGAAGGTCCGTGACCGTCTTGCGGGCCAGGATCCGCAGGAACATCGCGCGGCGGGTCCGGGTGGCCTTGGACTGAGGCGCTTCACGACTGCGGTCGATCCTGTCCGCGATCCAGGTCTGTTTGCCGTTCACTGGAGGACCTCCAACACGATGGCGTTGAGGTCGGACCAGCGGACTTTCAGGCCCGCATCGTTGCGGTCCCAAACGCGGCGGCAAACTTCGTCAGCGATGTCGGCCCTGGTTTTCGTGAGTGTCGCGGGGCGAACCACCTCAAGCGTCCGCGAGCGGTGCGGGTAGCGTCGGATCAGGCCGCGGTGCGCGAGGCCTGTCACAAGGCGGCAGACGCCCCCCTTCGCGGTCAGCCCCATGTGGGTGGCGATCTCCGCGTAGGTCGGGGAGACGCCGTCGACCGTCAGCTCCTCGATGGCGCGGAGGCAGTCAGCCTGGCGCTTCGTCATACCGATCATCTGGCGCCCCGCAGGCCGAACAGGATCAGCGACCGCTTCGCCTGCAACAGGTGGCGGACAGGCTTATGAGCCCGGCGCGCGTCCCTGATCTGCAGTTCGATCGGTCGGAGGGCGTGACGGAGCCGCCAGCGGGCGATCTCGTAGCGGATGGTTTCGAGGAAGCGGTTCATGCGCACCATCCATCGTTGTCGTTCATGTGAGCCCGGCAGACGCGGGCGAGGGCGGCTTGGGCGGCGGCGGTCGCCCCCTGCATCCCGGCGACGTCTCGGATGGCGCGGAGGGAGCCTTCGATGCGGGCGGTCTCGATAAGGATCACGTCGGCCTTCTGGGCCATGACGCGGAAGTCCGGAGCGGCGCTCATGACGCACGCTTCCGACGGGTGGACGCCTCTTCGCCCCCTGAGCGACGGCCATTAACCCACGTCCAGACGGACATGGTCGTGACGCCCCACTTGGCGGCCAGCTGGTCGTAGGTGAGCCCGTTCAGACGGTCGGCCCGCACAGCCTCCTTCAGCGCGTCCGGCTTGCCGAAGCCGCGCCCTTTCGGCTCTGAACAAAGCCCGGCCCGATGAAGGACGCCGGCGATGACGTTGCGGCTGACCTTGAGGCGGCGATGGATTTCAGCAGGCGAAACGCCATCGCGCCGGAGCCCGATGATCTGGGAGTTGCGCTCCGGGTAGGTCTCTTGCGGGAGGTTCATCAGACCCGCTCCTGTGGCGGCTGGACGACCAAGCTGACGACGGGGTGCTGGATGCCGAGAATGCGCAGTTCGACCGGTCCGCCGGCGATGAGATCGGCCAGTTCATCCGGGGTCGGCTCCCACCGGCTGGTCATGTATGGAAGGCCGTCGATCACATCGTCGCGGATCGGTAGGTGTGAGCACGGCCCGGACGTTTCCGGGGTCCAGTTGGTGGGGGCGCCGAGATTGCGGGTCGCGCCTGAAATACGGATCGGGAGCATCTACGCAGCCTCCGCTCTGGCATCATCCCAGACCGACCGCTCGACGTATGGCTTGATGGGCCCGTCGCGCTCGACCCGGTCGAAGCGGGTCAGGCGGCCAGCATCACGCGGGCGCACGGCTTGCGGCTGGACAGGAGCGACACCGATGGCGAGATGGCCGGCACACCAGCCCTTGGCCCTGACCGGGTTGCAGCAGAACTTGATCTCGCCGCGCGCTCCGAGGGGCCAGTTGCACTCGTTCAGCTTCCGGTCTTC